CTCAGGTTCAAAGAGAATTATTGGTATGGATTTTGGAGATTCAACTTTTGAAAGTCTCTTCTTAAAAAGAAGTTACTATCTTGGTGAATCTCAGCTCGATCGTACCCTTTACTCCTTACTTCACTTTAGTGAAGTTTGTGAGGCTATTAGCCTTCCTAATGGTTACACTGTCTTGTTAGACATTGATTCCATTAAGAGAAGGTGTAAGAGGGTAGGTGGTAATATCAAAAAACGTTTTCTTTCACTTGAGAAACTTGGAAAATTGAGTCCTTCGGACCCACTTTCCTATTATCTTTTTTGTAAAGAAAACGGTATCAAACTAGACTGTATAACTGATTTTTTTCCTCTATATTTTGAGGATTATAGAAAAGTTGTACATTGTCTAAAACTATCAAGAGCAATTTTGGTGACTATGAAGATGTTTAAGATCGATGATTTCAAGTATCTCCAGAGAGTCCGTAAAGGACGTGGTACTCATTGGGGTCAAACCCATAAGTATTTATCTGGAAATCACTTATCATCAATCTTCATACATCTTTATTCTTCTCTCCGATCCCTCGGGATTTCAGAGGAGAAGAAAATCATCAAATGCTTCAAAACCTCATTATGTTATCATGTTTCTGAAATTCTAGATCAAGACGAGTTACCCGAGGGTGACCGTTTTAATCTGATTCCTGTACCTTTCACTTTAAAGATTTTCTCTCTTCCACATTCTGTGAAAGTTAGATTTTTCTTTTCGGTCCTTCAATCGAAGGCTCTTTGTGAAGAGGTACCTGAATCTTTCATTCAGGAAACACTCTAGAAACATCGCGATCAATTATCTTCTCCACATCTTGGAGTTTCTCCCGAAACTTTGGAAGTTCTCCGTGAACGTGGAAGAGATTTTGGTCGTCGAGTTGCCAAATATTATAAACCAACGAAAGGTTTTCATCCAACTAACAAAGCAACTTTTGGCTTTCCCCGTAATAAGGGAGGAGTCAAGGGTGACCTTGTTTATCATAACCGTCTTCATA